GATCAATTAAGATTTTAACTCACGAACAGGGCAGTGACGGGTGGCTTGCTAGTAGAGTAGGTAGGCCATCCGCTAGTCAGTTCAGTAAATTGATTACAACATCCGGTAAGCCCTCAGGATCTGCAAGTAAATACATAGATCAGATGGTTATCGAGCGTTTATCGGGTGAATCAACACCGCATTTTCAGTCTGAGCACATGGCAAGAGGCAATGAGCTTGAGCCAGAGGCGCGTGATTACTATTCTCTGATGACTGGTAACACTGTAGTCGAGGTGGGGTTTATACTAGATGACAGTGAAGAGTTTGGATGTAGTCCTGACGGGTTGGTTGGTGAAGACAGTGGGTTAGAGATTAAATGCGTAGCAGAAAACACTATGTTAAGCTACATTGAAGACCCTATGAAGGGTGTAAAGAGATACTGGCAGCAGATACAGGGCTGCATGATGATTACAGGCAGAAGTACATGGGATTTTCTAGCATATCATCCTGAGATGGAGCCTGTACTGGTCACGGTTGAGTACGATGAAGAGTTTTGCAGTAAAATGTACGATGAGATCGTGAAAGCGGTCACTATAATTAATGAACAATGTGAGGAATTAGCATGAAACTAGGATTAAGCATTAAGATAGACGTTTCTAAGATAGACAAAAGCCGTTTGTATCAGGGTGCCAAGGGTACTTACTTGGATCTGACCACGTTTATCAGTGATGAGCTGGACCAGTACGAGAACAATGGCTTTATCAGCCAGTCAGTGACCGCAGAAGAGCGTGAAGCAAAGACCCAGACACCAATCTTGGGCAATGTTAAGATCTTCTACACTGATAGCGCTGAAGCTGCACCGCAGGCCGCTGCAATTGATGAAGACATACCGTTCTAGAGTCTCCTGTACAGGCGTGGTTCACCTGACCCAACGAACCTACACAAAGTAAGTATTAGTCATATCATATATGGTATAAAAACCATGAATATAAGCCATTAGCTATCATTTATAATTGCTGTAAAATCCACCCCTCACTAACGAGGGTTTAAAGATGGTTTGGTACGGTATCACAGTGGTAATGTTAGGCTTGATGGCAATAGCGAGAGATGAATTCAAGAGGTAAATCATGAAACATATGGTAATCCCCGATACCCAGGTAAAGCCTGGTTGTCCTGTAGATCATTTAAAATGGGCCGGACAGTACGCTGCAAAGAAAAAGCCTGACGTTATTGTTCATATTGGTGACCACTGGGACATGCCAAGTCTTAGCCATTATGATAAGGGTACTAAGAGCTTTGAGGGCAGGCGATACACTAAGGATATTGCAGCAGGAATTGAAGGCATGGAGGCATTCTTGGCCCCTATTCGTGCAGAACAGCGAAGGTTGAAAGTCAACAAGCATAAGCAATGGAATCCCCGCCTAGTGTTTACTCTTGGTAATCACGAAAACCGTATAAAACGCGCTGTTGAATCTGATCCCAAACTAGATGGTCTAATTGGCTTCAAAGACTTTCGTTTAGAGGAGATGGGTTGGGAAGTGGTGCCATTTTTACAGCCTATTAAAATAGATGGGGTTATGTACGCCCATTATTTTGCGTCTGGCATTATGGGAAGGCCTGTTAGCTCGGCTAGGGCGCTGCTGACTAAGAAGCATATGTCGTGTGTGATGGGGCATGTACAAGATAGAGAAGTTCAATTTTCGCACCAGGGTGATGGAACTGAAATTACGGGCATATTTGCTGGCATATTCTATCAGCATGAAGAAGATTATTTAAACCCCCAAACCAATAGGTCATGGCGTGGGATCTGGATGTTTCACGAGGTAGAGGATGGGTCTTTTGATCAAATGCAAGTTTCTCTTAAATTTTTAAGGAAGCGTTATGGGTGATCCAGATGCTAAAGATTGGGATAGGCTTAAACAAGAAATGCCTGCTATAGATGGGAAAGTGCCCGACCCCGTAAACTCACCCAATCACTATCTGGCAGGGTCAATCGAGTGCATTGATGCCATCGAGGCCAGTGCTAGCAGTGAGGATGCGTTCAGGGGTTACTGTAAGGGCAATGTGCAGAAGTATTTATGGAGAATGGAGCATAAAGGCAAGCCAAAAGAGGACGCTATGAAAGCCCAGTGGTATTTAAATAAGCTGATTAGCAAACTATAAGAAACAAAAAAGCCCCAATTAAGGGGCCTTGGCAGGGTAAGGTTTATCCCCATTGATCGGCCATTGCGTCGGCTATTCCCTGATAGGTTTCAG